CCCCCAGGCGAGCAATAGACCGCGCCCTATCGACGTTTCACGGGGAATATTACGACATCCTCGCCGAAGGCCTGGGGAAGATGCTCGCCGAGTCGATCAGCACTGCAGCGGTGAAGAAGTGGCGCATCGGCGAGGTGACGTTGAGCCATCACCTATACCGATCGGCCCGGGTCACCTCGTTGCAGGCGGCCGAGGTCATCCGGAAACACGTCAGGTATCAACAGTCGGTCCGGGATCTGGCGCGGACGATCTTCGCCGGTTACGGGCAGCGGGCGCCGAACGGCGAGATCATCAAGCCGGCGGTGAAGCTACCCAAGTACATGGACGCCGGCCTCGAGGACGAGGTGCAAGCCTTCCTCGCCCGGGCGCGCGCGGCCTCCCTACGGTCCCCAGCCTTGCGGGCGGGCTATCTGCGGGCCTTGGATACGATGCTCGAGGGGGCCGGCGACGCGGCAATGAGGCGGGCGCTACAGTCGGCAGTCTTCGAACGGCATCGGTATTTCGCAAACCGCATTGCTCAGACCGAGTTGCACCGGGCCCACGCCGACGAACGGGCCCGGGGATTGTTGGCTATGGAATCGCTCGATGTCGTGCAAATCGTCCTGTCGAAGACCCACCCCGAGCCGGATATCTGCGACCTGTACGCGAGACAAGACCGGTTCGGCCTGGGGCCGGGCTGTTATCCCAAGGCGCAGGCGCCGAAACCGCCTTTCCATCCGTTTTGCCGGTGCCTAATTCGCCCCCGCCTCGATTTGACCGCCCAGGGGGCCCAGGACCGCCCAGGCGCCGGCGCGGCCTATCTGCGGAACCTGAGCCCCAAGTCGGCCGCGAGGGTCGCCGGGTCGCGGGCAAAGCGCGACGCGATCCTAGACGGGCAGCAACCCGAAAGGGTGTTCAACGCCGGGCGTCCGGCGGCCTATTGGATTCGGGATTTCGCCTCAGCGGTTACCGAGGGGACAAAGGCGGCAGTAAAAAGCGCCCAGGTTGGGGCGAAGAAAGCCGCGACTGCTGCGAAGAAGTCAATTCGGGCCGTCGTGTCCGCCCTCGACAACGACAAAAAGTATTGGGCGATTCGGGACTGGGTAAACACATCGAGGACGAAACTCGCAAAGTGGCGAGCCAGTCATGGAATGACGGCATCCGAGAAGATGCACAAGGTAACCTGGGAAGGGATAGATTTCCTCGCCGCCGATGAACTGACCGGAGCGGTTGCCCAGTCGATACAAAACATGATGACTCTGAAAAAGCTACCGGTCCGGTTCAAGAAACACACCAAGCGAGTCTTGTTCTCGGGACAACGCAACAACAGGGATCCCTATTGGGAAAAGGAATACAACAAACCGGGGTTCACCTCGCTAGCTACGGGCGGAGACGGGCAAGTCGTGGTGTACAACTGGAACTCGCTCGACGTCAGTTCAACGGTTCATGAAATGGGCCATAATTTTGCCAAGGGGCGGTATGGTAGAACTGACCCCCCGTCGTCGAGCGACTTCTACGCGGCAACGATCGTCGAGCCCCCGCCGACCGAATACGCCAAGGCCGCCATTGCCGAGGACTTCGCGGAGTCCTGCAAACTGTTTTTTACCGCACCCGCGACGCTGAAGGATATCGCGCCAAGGCGTTACAAAATCATTGCGAGGATGATGAAGGATGAAAACTACAGCGGATAAAACCACGCGGCGCCATTCCGGGCCGACCCCAGCCGGCGGCGCCTATGCGGTGTCGTATTTCAGCGACGACGACGGACGTCCGGTCCCGGAAGAAGAAGCGAGGCGGGTCGAGATTGTCGAATTCGACGCGGACGACAACGAAGTCGCCCGGACTTACGGGCGGTTCAGTCAATGACGAACCGCGACGCGAACAGCTTGTAGCCCGGCTGGCGGTCTTCGTCGAGAATTGTTTCCCGCCATCGGGCGGTCCACCCGGCCCCGGGAGATATGGCAGCCATGATGGCCCTCTCGGTGTCGAGCAGGACATGAAATAGAGCCTCGATACCCCCTGCCTCGAAGGGCTGGGCCAACTCGCCGTAATAGACTATGATTTCCATTTCTGATCGACGGAAATCGCGTCCGTTACGGGGACGAATAACCGACGGCACAATCCGGATGATTGGATAGTCGGCGGCCGTGATATTCGGTTCCAGGCCAATTTTGCAGGTAGAGACGCCTGGGATCGCCGCGAGGGCGGTCTTAATCCCAGTCAGTTGTTCGTAGTCGGTCAGTCGTGTCATAGATCAACCCCTCAACAGATTGACCGACGCGAAGATCGGGACCGACCCGGCGGCGGCGGCCTCGGCAGCGCGAGCCTTGATTAACTGGGCTTGATATTCGGCCTTGTACTGTTTCAGCTTGACTGAGAACGTATCCTCGTCGTCGACTGTAGACTCGAGGCAAATCAGGATGTATACCCGTAAGACTTGCAAGCGTTCCTCCCATTCCGTCGGGAAGTCGCCGGCGGACCGGACGTCCTCGAGGGCGCGGGCCTCGCGTTCCGCCGATGCGTGGGGGGACAGATAGGGGTCGGAGTAGGTCAGTGCCATGTCACTCGGTCCTGTTTACAATGTCGTTGATTGCCTGAATCGCCGCGTCTCGGGCTCGGACCATCCAAGCATCGCCCTCATATCCGGGGTGGTCGACGTATTTCGCAAAGGCGAATTTGTCACCGGCTGGCCAGCGCAACGCTTTCCGGTATTTCCGGTGGATCCTATGAGGCCGGGTCCCCCAATGTACGAAAGGGGCATAGGGGGCCATCTGCGGGTTATGACCGACCTCGTACCCGCCCCGCCCACCGTCGATCTCGCTCAGTTCGACGGACCGGGCAAGGGCCCCGGTGACGGTGTGGTCGTCGGCCCCGTCCTGGGCGGTATCAAAAGCGGCCTGGGCCCCGGAACGAAGGCCGCGATCCCTCAACTCGGGCACGAGGCGCAATAGCCGTTCACGGATTTCCGCCTCACCCTCGACGTCAATCGCGATCATACCTCGTCCCCCGGGTCGCCCACGCCGCCGGCGGCCTCGTCTGCCCCTTCGTGTAGGGGTTCGCCCTCGGAGTCGATCAGGGTCGCGAGGTCTTCGTCGGGCAGGTTGCCCATATCCAACGAGACAATCTGTCTTCGCTTGGCGGCCAAGGTTGCCGCCGAGAATCCGGTCCCCTGCATGACCTCGAGGACGCCCAGTTCGGACGGGACGTCGGTCAGTGCGAAGTCGTCATCCCAGGTGACGGACACGTCCGCTTTCAGACCTAACCAACGACCGACAATGTCCCAGACTTCCGTTTCCAAGTCCTGCATATTGCGGGCCCAGGCCGACAGGGATGAATTGAGTTGTTGGAATCGGATCGTAAGCGCAACGCCTGATTCGGCCCGGTCGGGAGCCTCGACGACGTGTCCGATACGGCGGATTTTTTCTTCCAGTTGCTCGATCACGTCGATATACACCCGGGCCGGCCCGTCGTCGGGGGATATGAACGCCGGCGTGTTCCCCGAATGGATCAGCATGTTGTTGGTTCCGATCTGGGCCGCGATGTCGTCGACGTTGATGTTCCCGGCCTGATCGGCGGGGATTTGATAGGTCAACAAGCCGAAGGTTTGTGCTCGCAGAATTTCATCCAATTCAGAACGCAAATTGAATAGCCGTTTCGAGAGGTCGGCAATTTGGGCGAATTCCCCCTCGGCTGGGAACGTCCCTTCCGCGAAGGCGAGGACCGGACAACGTCCCAAGTTGTGTTCACCTCCGCCGATTTCTTCGACGCCTTCCTTGATCCACCATCGGGACTCATCCCATCCGCGCGTCCGGCCGCCGCCGATTCCAATTTCCACCATAAACAGCCTGCCCCGTTCGTCGAGTTCGTATTCGACGACCGCCTCGGGGGGGATCGGGGTCAGATAGGGGAAGCGACGGGCCTCGATCTGGTCTGCCCGCGTGTCGCCGATATCGGTCGGCATGTCGACCAACAGCAGCATACAACCCCGGGCCTTTGCCTCGACCCCGAACATCCCCCAGAAGGTGTCCAGGTTGTGACCCTGCCAGTCTGCGTCCTCCACGAACCCGGACAACAGTGGGTTATCCGACCCCCCGCCCCGCTGCGGGGTCCGCTTCGACAGATAGCCGATGAACCGCGAGGCCGCCGACTTGAGATCATTCGCATACCACGCGACCTGATTACGTCGCGCGAATTTCTCGTCGCCCTCGCGGGGGTATTTCACCAAGTGGGACGACCCCGATAGCTCGGGAACGTCAGACGCGTTGAGGACCACACGGGGGCGGAATCCCCCGTTGCCATTAAGGGCCTCGGCGATAAACCGAAAACGCAGCGTGTCGAGTCTCATTTTTCCCGCCGGAATGCCGTAACTCGTTGAACCATAAACCGCCAAGGGGACGCGTTTCTAAAATACCTGACCGGTCTTTGTGCAAGACTCACGACAAACTGTAGTTTTTTATCTGTTGCGCGAGGCGACTGCATGGATATTTCGACGCTGAAAGAAAAAATTGACGAGGCGGAATTCACCGAACTCGAGACGTTCATCAAAGACCTGACCGGGCAGCGCGACGCGGCCC